CTAGATATTGAGGTTTACGAGAGGGTTGAAGCGCACTGCATCACTCAAATGGCTTGGTGAGAAATGGGCGTAAATCATAGTGTGGTCAATCATCTTATGACCGAGGATTTCCTTTAGAACAAGGATGTTGCCGCCATTCGACATAAAGTGACTTGCGAAGGTATGGCGTAGAACGTGAGTTGCTTGCCCTTCCGGTAAATGTGGCAACGCTACCCTAAGCCATTTATACACAACTCTGTAACTGCAAGTAAAAAGGCGATCATTGGTTGGCTTATAAATCTGGTTATATAAGTCTTCCGAAATGGGCACCGTTCGGTTGCGTTTGCCTTTGGTGTTGCTATACGTGATTCGGTACTTCGTTAAGTTGGAGCCTTTTAGAAATATCGCTTCCCTTACACGCGCACCGGTTGATAAACAAATCTTGTATATCTTAATAATCTCGTCACCAACTGGGCTTTGCTTTGCTACTTCAAACAAATGCAGAATTTCCTGATCGGATAAAAACGCCAGTTCAGTTTGTGGCTTTTTGATGGCATCAATACCGTTCACCGGATTAGGTAGTTTCCATTCACCAAGCTTTATCAACTTGTTGAACACAGATTTCAGCAAACCGAAATCCGTATTACTCGATGCGATCGACAATTCCTTGTGTTGTTTGCCTCTCCCTTTGTTCGAACGGTTGGCTCTGTACAATGCCAGTTGTTGTGAATTCAGATGAGCAGCGATTGGATTATCGAGATCGGCAACCATGATTTCTAAACGCAAGCGAGAATGGTTACCGGATTTTAGATTCTTGCCATGCAACATAAACCAAAGTGCAACTAAGTCAGAAAGACGGCGGTGATCTGGCTTTGCTCCAAGCCAAGGTTTATCGTCCACCTCTTTCATGATGTGGAGCTCGAAAGCATTGGCTTCGCCTTTGGTAGCAAAGCGTTTTCTGATACGTTTGCCGCTTCGGCCTTGTGGATAGCATTCACAAAGCCAAGATTTTTTACTGCCGTCTTTAAGATTTCGTATCGTCATAATAAGATAAATGTAACTGTTTTTATATACAGTATTTCTGTGTGGTGGTTTTTGCAATGTTTAAGTTGAGAATGAACGAACAAGAATGAGCTCGTTCTATATCGCAAAGAGAAGACTACGGTTTGACCGATACACAAATTGCTGATAAATCGGAATTAGTACGATATTTTATGTGTTGAGGTGAGTATGCTTGTTTGTACCTATAGGGAAGATGGCTCGGATTGTACAACGGAAATGTATGAAGATGCTCCGGGTAAATTTCGAGGATTAATTGACTGCAAAGTTTGTGGAGAAAAAGCTTGGTTTGTTAAGGGGTATAAGACAGCAAAAATCGACCGTATGGCATGTTTTGGTGCTCGCCATAAACCTGATGGAGAAGATGAATCAGCGGGAGAAGGAGATTTATCTTCTGATATTCGTGTTGATCTAGATAAAGCTAACAAAAACTCATTGTATGTATCTCAAGACAACGGCAAGCATGGTGAAGAGGAATCAATACGAGTAACGGCAAGGCCGGCATCTGGAGTAGGTTCTGGTTTAGGCTTCCCACTAAATAAATCTTTGAGGGCGCTGTTAACAAACCTATGTCGTAACCCCAATTATGCAGATAAGGGACAGACGATTAACATTGTGACGGACGGTGGAAGAGAGATCATTAAAGGCCAACTTGCAGACTTCTTAGTTCCCATATCAGAAACAAGTGACAAGTACACAGGAAAAGAATACATATTCTGGGGCCCAATAAACAACTTGAACGTAGATAGTACAGGGGTTCTTTGGCTGGATTATGGCGACTATAGGACTGAGCCTAGCATAAAGTTGAGACCAGAGTTAAAAGATCAGATCCTTAGGAACTTTAAAATTAAAGAGGTCAGTGATCTTGATGGCTCAGACGTGATCGTCGTTGGTCATGTTGGCATATCTCCCAATAACAAAGCCATCATCTCTACAGGTTTTACGAAGTATTTATCATTCCGTAAGATGAATATTATGCAACAAAAAACCCTCTAAGAAGAGGGTTTACTTAACTACAGACATCCGCACTAAATGAAATTTTCGTCAGTCTTGTATATGAACTTCTTCTTGGCATTTGTAAGCCAAATAGTCTTCAGACATCTGAGGTAAGAATCCTGTCGGCCAAGTTGTTACAAACTCACAAAGCAGCTTATATGGAGCAGGAGCGTCCATGTTAACTTTTGATACTGTTAGAACATAGTTTTTAAGGTTCGGATCTTTCATTAGAGTTCTAATGTCTGAATTAAAGTACTTAGGGCAATAACCAACTTTAATTTGCTCTTCATCAGAAGTCGTGGCAAATACTGCATTACAGTCATGTTCATTGCAGTCTTCAAAGTGAAATCTCAGTTCATCTCCGCTATCTAACCGCGAGATTCTCTCAATGTTACTATCTGGTAAATACCTAATACCATTGATAAAAAACTTAATTTTATAGTTTTTTGTATCCGATAGTTGTGGTTGCGCGATGATTCGAAACTGATCTGTCTGCCGAGCTCCACCAGTAATTCCTAGTAGTTCCAACTCATCATATGACTCGCTATCCATGCCAGACCACTCCAGAACTTTCTTAAACTCTGGTCGACTCTTAGGTAGAATTCTATTTCTAAAAAACGCAAACAATTCTCTTGAAGTGTAAATCTTTGAACGGTCTTGCATTCTAGGAAAGGGTACAAAACGTGGGTGATTTGACCCTAGAGTATAATTCAGGCGATACAGTTTTTCTGTTCTAGTCAGTTTAGCGACAGGGTGCCACATCCCATCTTGAAGATCTTTCCAAACAACAAATACACTTTTCATTATAATTCAACTTTTTAGAGCTAAAGCTAGACTTGGCTTTAGGTCGATAATTCTTTTTTTGTTACTCTCAATAATAGCAATACAAAATTGCTTTGCAGTTTCACTAATTACGGAGTGGGGTATTCGTGATACGATGTTATTCACTTGATCAAATTCAAGTTTTTCTAATCGTTCAACCCACTCTATGGCTGCTTTGGGTGATAATTTCGCGAACTCAGTAAAAGCTTCAATAGTTTTCAATCGCGTACCTTTCAGATAAAAATGAGACTTACTCTTTTTTACATATTGCTCTACAGATTGGTTTGCTTGTTGTGGGTAAAGCCTTCTGTTTCGATTCTCATCAGATTCATTTCGCCCAAGGCTCGCTGCATGGTCAAAAGTCGGTGCAAGTGTCATTTTTCCTTCAGGGTTGACGGTTAAAGCCCAGTTTTCGTTGTGCCTATCTTGATTTGAAATGAGACAATCAAACATCAAATACCCAATAAATACATCTAGAGCTGATTTGATCGAGTTTGTATTCTCCCAAGTTCTAGGAGGCTTTACCACGACTTTTTCCATTACGAGGGCGACGCGAGAAACTTCTTGAGATTTTTGCCCGGTTTTCGGTTCCAGCTTTTGGCTTTGCTCTACTCTTTCAAGTAAATGGTTGCCGAAGTACAGTTTATCCCCTTTTTCACTAAAATTGAGACTTCGTGTTCCCATTTCTCCATTATGCGATGCCAAATCATATTGAGCATGAGGTATTCCAAGTGCTTCTGCCAACTCACAAGATATTTTTTCCGCCCAGTCTTCACCACACCTTATGACAGGAACTCCGTTCTTATCTTCAGTATGGGTTGATTTGAATAGATATTGCTTCTTATCTGAAGGATCTGTGTACCAGAATTTAGACTTTGTTCCCATATCTTCAAAGTCATCAAAGTTCTGATCATGAACTTCGAAAATCGGATATTCCAAAAGATAGCTTCCTTAAAATACGATTTGCCATATGCTAAATAAGAATTGCTAGCAGTCCTTTGTTAACTCGCATGTTAACTAAAGCTAACCTCTATTTTCCTCTTAGCCGTTCTCTGACAGTTTTTTTTTGCCGTTTATAGACTTCGCAATCCCAACCAACTCTTTCATGTCTCGTAAGAAGTCGGGGACACTTTGAGTATCTGCTTTACCGTAGTGAAAAGAGAAGTAGGTGCTTGCAAGATCATGCTTAAGTTTATTTTTTTCTTCTCCTGCTAGTCCTTCTATATAGCACGTGACTCTGACTCAAATAAGTACAAATTAAGTCACTTGTAATATCCATATTTGTTTCCTAGACAACCAATTTAATAATTATTCTTTTCTCAAAGTCACTGACACGCGGCCAATGACTTTTATATCTTTTTCCGAGACTTCAACAGTGCTGCCACCAAACACGACCGCTAGTTTTTTGCCCGGCAAGCGCTGGATATGGTTGATCGATAAAGTTCCATCAATGTCTATCAAATATTTGCCTGAGGTAGGGTTCGTAGAGTCTTTGTCGATGAGATACAGGGCTTCGTTAGTTTCAATTTCAATTGTTGCGTCAGTATTGAGATTAAAGCTGCTAAGTCTGCGGATAGCGTAGGGTAGTTCACCAGCATCTAAAAGCTCTCCATTGGTTAAGCAATAGCTTTTGATCTGTACTGAGTTGTGTTGAGGTGAAGTAGTAGTCTCTATTTCATCGACAGTACTTTTTGTCATAGAACGGGTTCTTAATCGGTCTTCTGGTTTTAAAGCCAACTCTTCCATAGGAATCCCCAAAGCTAGATGGGCTCTGACCATGAGTTCATGAGATGTTCGATTATGAGTATTCCAAGTACTGAATGTACTTTTTGGTACGTCATATACGAACGCCATTTCTTGAAAGCTTTTACATCCTGTGAGACGTTTCAAATTTTCTGTGAAATCAGTGCCTTTTAAGTAGTCGAAAGGTTCTATTTTACGAATGTTCATGACATTAAAGTTCTCATTGTCGAATTAAATTGTCGATTTTTGTTGAAAGTTCGCAAATGACGATCAATAATTCTTATGTGTTTCGGTTGTCATGCCGACCAAAGCTAGAGACAACCGATGAAGATAGACATAAATATAAGGATATCACTATGTTAACGTACAAGATACCACCCCTAAGTCCTTATGTGACTTACGAAGAGTACTCTCGTATCACTGGACTACCTATGGGAACTATCCGCCAGTTCGTGACGGAAGGTCGCGTCATCATCAAACCTAAAGACAAACCTCGTGATAAACCTCTGATCAACATGGTTGCCATGCATGAAATGGCGGCTCGTGAAGCTATTACTGCTTTAGGTTGAGTTATTCAATTGGACGTTTTTCGCATACGCACTTAGTGGCCATGACTTGGAGGTTAGTATGGAAAGTTTAGAACTATTTTTATTGAATCAGTCAATAGAGCAGATACAAAAACGCTTTAGGCAAAGCGGTATGGAAGAGCAGCAAACAATACTGCAATACCTTGAGGCTATTGCAAAGAAACTGTCTCCTCCTGAGATACATCGTCCTCAGTCAGACATTTTGGCTGAAATACGTGACGCGATGGAAGGAGAGCGCGCTCGTGTATTCTTCTCCCATTCATTTGTCAGTTGGTATCGCTCAGGAAATGTTAAGTGCGCACCGCAACTTCATCATTGGTCTTATTTGGATTTCAATAATCGTAGCTTGTTTGTGGAAATGCTAGCGCTCAGAGATCTTGGTCATTTCGATGATGAAGCGTTGTTCCAGTTTGAACAATATTGCTTAGAAGTCATGGGAGGCAGGGTATGACTTATCTAACGGTTCAGATACCAATCTCCAACGTTGATGAAGCACTCCATCTTCAGAACGTAGCATCGTTAAATATCGCTAAGTATCGAGATAACCAAGTGGAGGGGCAGGAAGCCTGTCAAAGTAACTTGATTCGGATCTGGCGTGATATACACAACCAAGCTGGTATAGCTCTTAAGACATTTGCAAGCGAGACGAAAGGATGACATGTCTCCTTGTTCATAGAAACTAGAGGGTGCTCTCACGCGAAGATCCCCTCTAAGTCTTGAGCCCTTCAACATTAATAATGACCCTGTTTCTACAGTCGATTCCAATATCGAAGGTTACCTCTGTGTGCGTCGGGATTATTGATAGTGTTGGCTAGTGTATGCCTGTGAAGGTTATCAATTACTTCCTAACCATGACTAAATAGCTTTAGGCAGGTTGCCATGCACCCTCTAAAAACAACGAGCAATTCGTTTCAGCGTTTGCTCGATGAAGCCCCGTATCTGTCTAGATGCAGTGATAATAAAACCGCAATGCTTGTTCGACCAAGGCATTATGCAGTCCGCTGGCCTTATATGCAGGTGAATCGTAAAGATATGCTCTCTTGGCTAGTGTTCGACATTGATCATGATGACCAAGCAATTCCCAATCCTTACATTTGGCAAGATGAAGGGTTACCAGCACCTAATCTCATTGTCCGAAATCGGCACAGTAACAAAGCCCATCTTTACTATGCGATTGTTCCAGTTTGTACTAGCGACAACGCGAGAAGTAAACCTATCCAATATCTTAAAGCTGTGTATCAAGCAATGGCTTTGCGCCTCAAGGCTGATCTTGCGTATTCAGGACCAGTGGCTAAGACGCCTTTTCATCCATGGTGGCAAACAACAGAACTTCATTCCCAAGTTTATGAGCTTGGTGAGTTAGCTGATTTTGTAGAAGTTGAAGCGGCTTCGTATTGGCGTGAACCCTCAAATCTAGATGACATGTCTCACTCTCGTAATTGCACTTTATTTGAGTATGCTCGCCACTACGCCTATTCGATTGTAAAGGCCGAACGAAGGGAAGGGAACTATGAGAATTTCAAACGTCGAGTCAGTTACTTTGCTGCATACAAAAACCATTCGTTTGATACTCAGATGCCTTTGAGGCATAGCGAAGTTGAGTCGGTGGTTAAAAGTGTTACTCGATGGACTTGGGATAAGTATTACGCTTGTTCGCATGTTAAGCGGGGAGTGATGGATCTGCCGAGTGACCTAAACATTAAGCAAAGGCAAAGCTTAGCTGCGGCGAGAACACATCAAGTAAGGCGTGAGAAAACCAGAAAACGCGTAATAAATGCCAGTCGATATCTATTGAATAAAGGTGAATCGCTTAGTATCACGCTAGTTGCGAAAACAGCTCGTCTCTGTCGCAAAACGGTGCGCCGTTATTTCTATGAAATTCAATCATTGATTGAGCCTACTGAAGATGTTCGGATCCTTCCGATTTCATCGCTTATAGGCTTGAGGCAAAGTGGTCCTTATGCTGTACATCAGATAACTGCACCTAAGAGAGAGCTTTTTGCTTCTCTTGATGGGGAAAGCAAGGTCATTAGAATCACCCGCTCCCCGCCGATGTGGGTGGCATATCAGAATATTGTTGATGGTTAGTTTTGGAGTAGTTTAAAGCTAACTTCGCTCTCAATCTTGATGCACGACATTAAATCTGCACGGTGGCGATGAATGATCTGGAGATATCAGATTTATTGAAGAGCTTGTTAGGATATTCCGATAACAAATAAGTATAAGGAAAAAAGTAGCATTTGGGTCAAATTTAGTTGCAAGATGCTATTGAAGTGGCTAGCTTTATTGCTAGATTCGCTACATGTCCAGACAAAGGATGATTTAACCAATAAGACATTCAACACCTTTGAATCATTGCTGCATGATAAAGCGGTGGTAGAGAAGGTGTGATTCATGATCAGTTGACTCACGAGGGTGTTGATATGTTAAATCTAAGAGAAAAGGACATCGTTTTATCTGCTCTAGATATCGTTATTGATGGTGTGTCGAGCAGTGAGGCTAATGAAGAAATGCGAACTGCGGGTGTATATATAGCAGGCTTAATTATCGCTGATACAAATGGGATGCTTGAGCAAGATACGCGCAAGGCAGTTTTAAGTATCATTGAAATGGCCGAACGTTAGGCAATGCCTTTTGAAAGGCTTTGAAAATAAGGGTGTCGTCACCCTTATTGTTAAGTACTAAAGATGTTTTCCTTAAACACTTGTACTTCGATTAAAGAGTTACTATAGAGCTACAACATTCGATACGCCTAAAAGGGGCGTCATAAGGCGCCGAAGATAATTATTCAGAAATGTAAGGATTCGTCTTTATTTTTTAACATTGAAAGCTTGTATCGTAGCATCAGTCAAGTTTACTTAAGAGAAAGTTTTATTTGTATATATTTTCTCTTTCTGCACATTAACAACATAAGTAGTCATTTTTTCAGTATTTATGGTTAATAGTTGCATGCTGTTACTTTTCTCAGTTGTAACGAACGGCAGGGTTATTCTAAAGTCATTAGGTGTTGAGAGCGCATCTTCATGGGAGTGTCGAGACCATGAACTTCGTGAAAATAAACTTTGACCGTAAATATAAAGCTAGTCTTTGTCTGAAATTTTGTTTGTAGTGAGAAAATCTTGGTTTATCTATTAGCTGACTTTATTTGGAAGGCAGGATTGATTTACATGAGCATAGCATTTATGAGTCATCCGGTAGTACTTCAACGATTCTTTGGTATATTAGTTAGTTGTCCTTAGATATCACACCTTAACCTATTTTAATTAACGGTTTCCTCTTTTTTAACAATACTAAAGTCATTGAGTTTACAAAAGCTGTTACTCGAAAAGAGAGCAAGGCTTAGCAGAGCATTGATTATTGGTAACATATAGTTATGTGTAACAGGTTTTGTGAGTTCATCGTTGTTTTAGATTGTAATGGCGTGCCTTTATGGTTTGCTGGATTTATAAGTGGTAGCTGCATGTCAACAGCCTTAAGGTTCCAATTCAAACAAATAGTTACAAACATGTATCGCCGCTGTTTTACAAATTACAGGTGATATTAAAGTAAGCATTCTTGGATTATAAGTGCAGATAGTCTTAAGGGAGCCTAGTTGCGCATTGCCTTCATTATAGCTCCATTCTTGTATTTTTCTGTAAATTTCACTTTCAGAGCTTAAATCTGTTAAAGAAAATTTTAAAATATTGAAAGGATTGGTTAATTTTCCTTCTTGAACGAAGTGTTGATGTTGTCTTGTTTCTTTATATAGAAAAACTGAGGTTACCCAACCTGATAAACTGAAAATAAATACTAAGTAAGTAGGTAATACTCTGAAAAAACATTTATTCATGAAAGTTGTTCCTTATGATCTTTTAGGAGGTTCTAATTACTACAAAGCTTTAATCTAAGGAGTTAATATCAAAAAATACCCGAAATGGAAAGGGTGGTTTTCTAGTTGTCTTATTATTAATAGTCACATCATTAAGTAACAAGTTAAGCGCCTTCTCATTTTTGAGAATGACTCTGATATGTAGATAAATATTAATTTTCAAAATTGACTGTTTACTATATACATTAAGTTGTATTTAACATTTATGTTTTTTTTGTTGATTAGAGGTAAGTACTTACATGTGTTTTAATAAATGGAAGGGAAACTTTATAGCATTGATAATGATTGTTATTAGTCTTTCTGGATGGATCACGTCTATATATATGTATAACGATTTAATGGACTATCAATCTCGAGTTTCTGAAGGTAAGGTCATAAACGCTTATAATATATTGGTTTCAGCATTTAAACGGTCAGATTCAGAAGGCGAAATCTTACTTATAGTGAATGATTGGATAATTAAGGGGCGTAGTGCTGAACTCGGATCTTTGACAACAATGTGCAATAATAACCCTTCTATTTTATTAGGCGTATCCACTGCTTTCACTGAAGCTTTAATTCTTAAAATATGTAAAACCATTAGATCTAATACATGA